TACCCCTTGCATTGTAATCTCATTAGAGTTAATCTTAGTTACCTCTCCTGGATGATCCCATTGTCCTCTATCATCTTCTATAACAGAACCATCTCTACTAATACTCTTTGGTTTCCAATCAAGACCATTCTGATAGAATTGCATCTCTTTACCATTCTGTGCAGATGCTTTTGTCTTCTTAGCATATGGACCATTAGAAGGAATTCCTTTTGTTCTAGCATATGTAAATCCTACAGAACCTGGAACTGTTCCACCATGTTCAAATTGTCCACCCCATGCAGGAGAATAGTTTCTACCTATTATATCATAACCTGCTCCAACATAATCTTCAGAATAAAATGCATCAGCATCATTATAGTTTTCCTGCATAGGACCGCCATCATCATATTTACTCAGCCAACCACCATCTTTCATAGTGTTGTCCTTTCCACATTCATGGCATACATACATATCTTTCTTACTGGAATCTTTTTTATCCCATGAATGTCCACATGTGCATTTTACTTTGCTACTCATTATTTATAAGATGTTTGAGATTTCCAAATAAATCCACCTGATGATTTTGTTTTACACTGTACACAATGTCTGATTGATGTAGGATGTAATCCTAATTCTTTAGCAGCTATAGTTGCACTTTGCCAATCTTTAATAAAAATTCCATCTAAAGTATATTGACTAATAGGTTTTGAATTAGCTAATATTTGTCCTTTATATAGTTTTTCTAAATGTTCTTTAGATGTCTTTTTACCTTTATGTGACTCACTGATTTTTGTTTTAGTTTCTTTAGAATGAATATATCCTTTTCTAGAAGCTACTCTTTTTTCAATAGTTTTCTCAGATTGTTTTCTACCAATCATATATTCTGAATGCTTTTTACTCCATTCTTTACTTCTAATATAATTTATTAGTCCATCTCCACCATCTGTCATATTTGACAAACATCCTGTTTTTTTATTTATTCTTCCATATAAAGCAATGAACTCTATTTCTTTTTGTTTAATAAACTCATAATCCTCAGATTCTAAAAGAATTTCTACTTCATATTCTGTTTTAGAAACTATATTATTCCAAATAGTTGACTCTTTTCTAGTTGTTTCAAATGCTCTTCTATATTCTGATTCAAAACTATTATGATTACGTTTCTGTTTTGTACCTATTCCAATATAAAATGGCTCATTTTTATCAAGTCTAATATGTCTATATAAATAATGTCTAGTTGTCATATTATAATTATTTGTAAGATATCATAGCACTTCCTATAATAAACTGGCTAACTAAATGTGCATCTGCTCTATCATCAAGGATGTGTCTCACCTTTAAATCTTTAGCTCTCAATGGTTCTTTCTTAAAAGATCTCAAACCATAATCCATATTTGCTTGGTTTACAACCTTGTCTATAGAAAGAGACTCACAGGTTCTTACAAACAAAGGTATGGATTTATCTTTAACTAAAGACCAAAAAGTATTGTATTGATAAAAATTATCTGATTTAGTATAAGTAATCGTCTTAGAGTTTGTATTAAACTTTGGATAAGCTAGGTATGCACTTAGATTATGCATTGGTTTAGGAACCAGTTCAAGTATACCAGAACTCTGTTGTCCGTTATAAACCACAGCTTTGTTAAACCATCTGTCATTAGTTTCTATCTTATCACATTCATCTGAAACAAAGTCAGTGTCAATTGAATATTTATATGCTTTAGTGTAATCTTTTACGTTCTGTAAAATCTCATCATATGATTGATAACTAAAAGGATACTCTATTACATAAGGTTCTATGTTATCATAGAAATAATTATATAATACAGGATTCTTTAAATGTGTCCATAGACATGCATTCCTTGATGGTGTATATGTAGCAGAAGCTATATCACCAGAAGATATATTACCTACAGGAAATGATTTAACAGTATTACATTTACCAATAGAAGTTAGAATTATAATAGTAACATTATCATTTACATTATAAGATACTCCAGCAATAAGTTCATTCCTAGATACATCAGTGGCAATAACATCACCATACTCGTTGGTGATGTTAAAGGGTCCACTTCTTAAAGAAGATTTTGTTAATTTTATAAATACTGTTTTCATTACTAATTATGTATTACGGACAATTAATTCCAGTTAATGACCCAACTGTATTTCCACTCAAAGTAAATATACTATATCCTGTAGTCACATATGTAGCTCCACCAGAATAAGCTATTGTTAAAGCTGCATCTGTAAATATCTGCGTTCCTGTATAAAATGTTCCTCCTGATCCTCCTAATATATAATAATTTGCAAATGATGTACCACAAAGAGCAAATTGATCATTAGACATTTTTAAAGGTATCAGATTTGGAGATACTGTAGTGGTAGTAGTTGTTGTAGGAAATACTGTACACACTGCATAACTAGATATAGTACTTACTGCAAGATAGAAAGAATATCCGCCAACATATAAATAACCAGGCGATGTTAGTACAAACTGACTAGTTAAAGCAGGATTGCTAAATAACTGAGTTCCATTTCCTAATACACCACTATAATATAATGTTATAGAAAAGAACGAAGCTGGTCCATCAGTACATGCATCATTACCTGTTGAATATCCATAATATGTTACAGGACCACCGCTACCAAATGAATATTTTACAACTATAGAGTTTGATGCTCCTGTTGTTGTAGTGGTAGTTGTAGGTGCTACACTGGTAGTGGTTGTTGTTGTACCACCAGATATTGTTAAATCAATATAGTTAGTACAAGTACCAGTTGACATAATTCTAATGACAGTGCTTCCATCAGGAACAACATAAGATGTATAGCCTGCTAATAAAGCAGACTTTGTTATCCCTGTTGCAAACACTGTAAAAGTTATTCCATCAGGACTTGAATAAAGATCGTATGGACCTGAGTCAGTTCCAGCTATCGATAATGTTATTAGTACAGTTATCATTTTATTATATTTTAAATATTATGATATACAAGCACCAGTTGGAGTTCCATCAACTGATCCGAATGTTACATTATAACTACCATTTTGAGTACAAATATTAAGTGTTCCAGTGAATGAAGTACTGTTATAATTACCACCACAATCATCCCATTCAACACCTGCTAATTCTCCACCACTATCTAATTGGAATCCTTGACATTCTATAGGACCAGCAGTTGTAGTAGTGGTTGTAGTTGAACTAGTTGATGTGCTAGTAGATGTACTTGTTGAAGTACTTGTTGAACTAGAGCTACTAGTAGTAGTTGTTGTACCAGGTAATTGTATTGTTATATCAGTGAAATTAGTACATACACCAATTGATTTCACTCTGATAATAGTAGTACCTGCAGGAACAACTGTAGAAGTGTAACCTGCAAGTAATGTAGATTTTGCAATTGATAATGCAAATGGTGTAACGTAACCATCTACATTTGAAAACAAATCAAATGGTCCTGAATCAGTACCTGCGGTTGTTAATTGAATTAATACGGTCATTTTATTAAGTTTTAAATTTTAATTTATTATAATTATTCTATTGATGATTAAAGTAAAAATGCTTCTCCACTTATATCACATTCAGGCACCAATGTTGTAGTGGTGGTAGTAGTAGTTGTTATTGGTGCTGATGTAGTGGTAGTAGTTGTAGTAGTAGTAGGTGTTTCATCTATTGCAATTCCAGATATTTCACAATTGAATAATGTTGTAGTTGATGTTGTTGTTGGTGTTAGCGTAGTGGTTGTGGTTGTTGTTGGTGTCTCATCAATTGCAATCCCAACTATTTCGCAATCAGGCCCAGCTGTAGTGGTTGTAGTTGTGGTTGTTGGTGATTCATCTATTGCAATTCCTGCAATCAAACAGTTATTTACAGTGGTGGTGGTGGTGGTTGTACCATTTGTCACTGCATCACCTACCATCTCACATGGCTCAATTAAATAAGCAACTCCTGTTACTGCACATGGATCAATTAAATATGCTACACCAGTTACATTACAATATAATTCTTCAACGTTACCAACTAAGTAACAATGTGTAACTACACCAACTATAGCTTCAAGATCACTACAGCAATCATTAAGTCCTGAATAAAAGAAGTTATTTTCTGCAATATACCAGTTTGGAATATAACTATGAAAAGAAATCCAACTATTAGTATTCATACTATATGTAAGAGTCCAAGACTTATTACAGAAATAATCAAGATCAGTTAAATAAACTTCTGTTCTGATTTCTTGTCCTGTTGAAAGAATAGTAGATAGATAGTATGTTCTAGTTATAGGATCATATTTGATATTTTTATTCTTAGGAATATAATCAAGCTTTGTTACAATAACTCTTTCGTATTTACTATCAAATGTTCCATGTAGTCCACATCCAGTAAAATGGTTATCTGTATCTACCTCTGGAAAATATTTTAGTATTTCAAAGGCTAGATGTTCGGTAAAAAACCGATTAAGTCCTGATCCTAATACAGAAAGATCCTTTGCTTGATTACCAGCAATAAGAAAAACTTGTCCTCTTTTAGCATCAATTGTTATTTGTCCCTGAGGAATCTTTAATAACATTTTGTTTTGAGAACCTACATAACCAAGATCTGTTTCAGCAAAGTCAATTGGAGGAGATGACTTGAATAAAGTGTCATTGCCCATGTATGCTGCTTGTGGATTACTTGTATTGATTGTAAGCATTGTATTGTATAACAATGACTTGTTTTCAAATCTTGCTAATACAGCTTTGTTTTGTATACCATCTAATGATATTAAACCACCGTAGTTTTGTGGAAAATCAAAAGATGCTATAGATTTATATGTTAACCAATTATTTACTTTAACATCAGGATTGTCACTTGCTGTTTCTGAATATATAGCCCTAAATGGAAAATATGTAAAACATATCTCTGGTGACCAATCTGCTGGTAAATGACTAAAGAAGTTTTCTTTATTTTGTTTAGAGAATGTTACATTATAATAATATGTATTGTCTTGTGCAATACTTACATAACTTTCTTGAACCCAATCATCAGGAATATTTGTACTTACATGAGGCCAGAAGTCTCCTTCTCTATTATTAAATGCTTGACGTAAGTCTACATTATAACTTGTTTCGCAATAGAAAGAAGGTATGCCGTAAGCAAACTGATACATCTTACCATCGTAGTAAGTTCTACCTGGGGCTGTTGCTGGAGTTTGACTATTAGGACAATCTAAGTTATGGGCCTTAATAGATATAAAGTTTTTAAGAACTCCACTACCTCCTCCTCCAGTCCAAGTAACATCACTCAATACAGATCTAGAAGACCACCAATATTGTGGATAGGCAACATTACCTATTTCATCGTAATATATATCAGAATCATCAGGAGCACCAACTCTATTATCAATAAAGAAAGGAAGTTTTGTTTTAAATGCAAATTGACCAATGAATGTATCTCCACCAAATACTGTAGCATATACTGGTTCTGTTAAAGGTGTAATGTCTCTCTGGAATCCTGTATCAATAGTGGTGTATGAATATATCTGACCCCATTGATTAATAGCTATATTCTTTAATGATGCATAATAAGATATAACATTTATATTAACATGATTACCAGGATTATTACAATCTGCTCTTGGGTCAGAGTTTACAAATCTAGAATTATCAGTTACAAGATTATTTACAACTGTTGGGCTTTTATCAGGATATACAAGAGTTGGTGTTGGTGAATCAACAGTTACACTAGATGTACTTACTACAGTGATTATGAATTGTGATGGACCAAGTATTTGCTGAGGATATGTAAATGAATCTACATACACACACTGTCCTGCATTTAAAGAAATTGTTGTTTCTCCTATTACAATATTTTCATATTTGAATATTTCAATATCACTTGATGAAGTGTTGCAAATTATATAATTTGTATAATATCTTATAAATCTTCCTACCTTATCAGTTGTTTTTAAATACACTGAAGACTCTCTCTGCCAATTGTTAATGTTATTATTATCACCAGCTGATTGTACACCAGGAATAAGATATTGAGCTATGTCAAGCATTCTTTGCTTAACTCCTAAATATCCAGTGTAATCATACGTATTATTTTCTATTGGACTGTTATAATCATAACTGGCAATAGAGTTAAATGACCAACTGTAATTACGTCTAGTTATACCATTAATATAAATAGTAAGATAAGATTGGTAAGCAGCAAATAAAGCTGAAGTGTTATATGGAGTGGTTATTGCAGCAATAGTGTTAGAACTAGCAAACGCATCTAATTGTGCCTCTCTACTAAGAAGTCTATTTTGAGCATTCTTTCTAACCTGTACAAAATGTGCTCTACCAGCACCATATATTACATTTTCTAATTTTAAAATATCACCTAAGAAAGGTTGTCCAAAAGAAGTTTCTGGAGAATTAAATACTTGTCTATATTGAGAAGCAGATGTATCAAATCCTTTTAAAGGTTCTGGATTACAAACTGTATCACTTATATATTCACTAACTGTTCCTGTTCCTGCTGTAATTAACGGTTTAGGATTACTTAATGCACATGTAATAATTGTGTCTCCCACTAAGTATTTCGAAACTGTAACCACTGCATTAGTATCACAATTTCTATACTCAACTGTAAATAATCCATCAACCGAAAGTGTTGTAACAGTTATTATATAATTTAAACATTTAGTTACAGCATCACCATCACCACCTATGATATATGCATTACTTTTATTTAATAAAAATGGATCAGCAGAAATATCATTATATGGATAGTTAGGATAGTAGTATTCTGTTCCTTCTCTTTCATATTTACCAACATTTCTAAGAATACCTTTGGCAACAATAGATCTGTTTGTACTTCTGTCTCCTCTAACTATTTTAAATCCAGCAATTGCTGATTTTTGTTCTGTTGTAAGATTTGAATTATTTATTGCAGAAGTGATTTGAGTTAAGTCAAGTTTAACACCTATTGGAAATATAGCATCTTTTTGCATAACCATAGCTGATGCAGATGTAAACATTGCTGATTCAAATATAGGAGAAACTGCTACATCAGGAAACTTATGATGTCTAATAGGTGTATTAGCTAAATCTCCCCAAACTAATGTGTTACATGGATAAACATCTACTGATTCCCAATAAGAGAATTCACCATATTGATAAGGTCCTTTGTAATCTGTTGATTGAGAATAATCAGGAGAAAATCCAGTTAATGATCCTGTATTATATATCTTCCAATAAGGACTTGTTCCTGTAAAAGAATCTGGTTCTCCAATAAAGTCAGCATTTGTAGGATAGACAGGAGTTAAATCATTAATTGTAGATTCTCTTCCAGGAATATGAAATCCATCTGTCTGTTTACCATTAGCCAATAAGAAAACTATTTCAAATGCATAAACTTCATCTCTAAGGTAACCTCTAAGATTAGTTGCATTTAACTCATCTGCATAAGTTTCTGTATTAGGGATTCTATGTGTTTCCCATTGAAGAGTTATTTGATTAGCTATTTGTTGGTAGTTAACTCTATCAATAGATGTAAGACCGTTCCATACTAATATATCTTGTACAGATGTTATATCTTCAGCTATTTCATAATAAGGAAACTTCTCAAATATATCATTTGTTGTAAGTCGTATCTGTGTAGTATTCTGACCAGTGTAAGTAATAGTTTCTTCTACCCTATCAATAAAATAAGTACCAACTAATTCTACAGAAGGAATGTTATTAATAGTTTTTATTACAGCAAGGTTGTAGTATTGAAACTGACCAGACATATCTAAATTAGATATGGTGAGTACCACTGATTTACCAACTTCATAATTAAAGTTTGGTGTAGTGATAGATGGATCAGCAATAGGGGTGGGGTTGGTTACTGAGTAATAAGATGTGTATCCATTACCAGCAACATCAGAATATTGTATTGCAAACTGTACGGTACCAGCTAAGTTACTTCCTCCTGTAACAATGTCTGTTACTTCTAATTGAGGAATTGTAAAGTTTGGTTGTATAGATAGTTGATTACAATCTAATTCATTAGTGTAAATAATATCACAACCGCTTGATAAATTAGATTTAGTATAAGGAATGTTATCTATATCTAAATATCTTCTAGGATTAAATCCATCAGTCCAATAAATCTCTGTAGCACAATTTGTTATTTTGTGTACAGCTTTGTGTATAGGATGATTAATATTAAAGTTAAGACAATCTGCATTAACTAATGTATGGTATACACAATCATTATTATTCATATATCCAATTTCAGATCCACCTGTTTCAGGAGAAGCTAAAAAGAATATGTGTTTATTTTTTTCGTAAATAGAATGTTCACCAATTAATTGATAACTAACAGGAAAATCCAGACAATGTTCGTTGCCTGGTTCATTTTGATAATTTATTGTATTACCATCAAAGTTTTCTACAGAAGCATTAAGTGCATAGCTAAGAGAACCTTTCTCAATTTGATTAACGGTGCTATCTAAATTTAGGCCTGTTCTACCAAGACTATACTCTTGTTTAACATTGCCTTGATTAGTTGTTTCTTCTCCTGCCATATCTGTTAGTTCTATTTGGTAGTTCGTACATGTTGAACCTATTCAGATCATTTTTTATTCTTCTCTGCTTAGTCCAAGCATCTTGTTTCTTGATTTCAATATCAGCCATGATAAATGCTTCATCATGTAATTGCTTATAATAAAGCATCTTCTGCTGTACTTGATTAAATGTTTCATCATTAATTTGATTAGACAATGTTTCAAATACTTTATATTTAATAAATGCTTCAAGAAATTCTCTTATACGATAATTGTCAGGAATCAATTGATTACCACCATTATCATATTCTGTTGCATAAAATAATAAATGTACAACACCATTTCTGAAGTTAGTTACAAACTTGTTGTCTCTAATATCAAATGAGTCTATACCACTAGATCCTGGTGTAAAGTTTTTTGTATATGATGCATCACAGTTAGTGCTAGCTGATATATTACCTGGTTGCAATAAGTATTCTTGTCTGTAAGATCTAGCTACTTCTTGATTAGTTTTGTATACAGCTTGTATTAATAATGGCATACATTCTCCACCACAACCAGGACTAGCACACTCAGGGTTAGCACAATCAACACCACCTACAGTGAGGGGTGCAATTTGAATTGTTGTTTGTGTAGCAGCTTGTGAATAAAATGAGTTAGCTGATTGATATGGTAGTTGAGGAATCTCAGAACACATCCAAGCTTCTCTTACAGCATAAAAGTTATCTGGAAGTCTAGCTACAAAATCTTCAACATGCAATATCTCAGCAGTGATTGAGTAAGTGGTTCTTCCTAACTTCCTAAGACACTTATCTAAATAAGTAGGAAATAATAGGTCATCAACTGCACCTGTATCAAAGTAAGACTTTAATTCTTCTTTAACAGTAGCATAGATAGGCTCAGGTGATACGAAATTATATTTATAGTAGTATGACATCTAATTTATTTTTTCCACTCTTTATAGAGGTATTGATAATCATTATTTATTTTGAGGTAGTGCGACAGTAATCTTGATGTTGTTCTTGAAGGTTTAAAGTACCATAGCTCTATATGTTTAAATCTAGCTGTTTCTTTAAACCACATCCATCCAAAAAAAAATCCTTCTGTATGGTAGTTAAAATTATATATAACTTTAGATTTCTCTTTAGTTTTTTGCCAGTCAATTGGTAAGTTTATGTACTCTTTACCATCAATAACTTTAATCTTTTTTCTTTTCTTTTTGTTGATAGAGAATTCACCAAATCCAAATGGAAGTTTTGCTTTCTCTCCAGTTTCTAATATATAGTCTTTAAATGATTCATTAAAAGAATAAACTATAATTCTCCATTCATCAAAAGATAATTTAGTTGAAGGGTATTTCTTAGAGAAATTGGTGTAGTTTTCTTTACTTGCACTTCTCCAATCAACAGAAACTCTAGACATTATTAGTTGGTTGGTTTTGTATTAGGGGCTTGTCCATCAACACCATCTTCTGTCATATCAGTTTTAATTCTGAAATATGTAGCTAATAGTTTTTGTGACACTAATTCCAAGACTTGTTTTTCTAAGTATCCTGGAAGAGAGAACGGTTTATCTAATGGGTTCATACACCATTCTTCATTAGTTGGTTGACAATTACCACAACCAGCATCAGGGTACATTAATTGATTAGGAACATCTTCTTCAAAACAAGCTGCAAGTCTAATAGCTTGTAGTAATGGATTACTAATATATAAATAGTCATTCAAAATCCAATAGTAACTTTCTTTTTTTATAATAGGAAGTTTAATTAGATTAGTGTATCTATTAATAGTAATTTCTTTAAGTCTTGTTCCTGTACCTCCCATTGCATTTATAGAATAAACACCTTGTATTAGATACTGGTAGTTTCCTTCAGAGATGCGTGGAATTTTATATTTAGTTCTAGCAACAGTACAAGGATCTTGATAATCACAACATTCAGAAATAGGAACCTCCATCATTTCTAAACAAGGAATGGTAGTAAATAATGTACTTGTAGCCCAAAGCTTTCTAAGATTAGTTTCTCTCTTAATTAGCATGATGCTATTATTCCTCACCTCAGATGCAATTACTCGATCTGTGATAAGACTATCTGTTGATAGCATCTTGTGCATTGAACGCACATCTGAAACTAATTTTCTTAATGTTGCCATATTATTAAATGCGAGTTTCGAACTCTGCTATTTTTCCTTTTTCTATATCATATACTAAAGCAAGTGCTGCTCTAACACTATGAACATAATTGTTATCTCTATGCCATCTATCAGCTCCTGATAAGCTAGGCATTTGTTGAATCCTAACACCTTTGACTTCCTTAGCCATGTAATGATGTTTATCTCCTGTATGTACTTCTCTATAAATTGCATCACCAAATTCAGAAGAGTGTACATGATGTGTTGCAAACAATAAAGGAAGGTCCTCTATCTTACAGTTACCATGATGGTAACCAATAAATGTATTACCTAAGGTGATTGCTTTTAATGTACTATCTTCTCTATCAAAAGAGATTCTATCGTTATTTTTAAAATACACTTCTAATGCATGTGCTAAATAGAATGACTTAGTTTTATCATGATTACCTTGAACTAATATGACATTAACTTCATTGCAATATCTACTTAGTAATGTAATTGATTGTACCAATACATCAAAACCTGCTTCATACTCTTGAGCATAATCTACAATAGTATCTTGTGGTGTATAGTTTGTAGTTTGGTTATGATAGTTATCTGTGTGAAAGAAATCATTTGATATTGGAAACACAAGTGTATCAATATTGTAATTAGCTAACACCTTTAATAATAATTCACTTACTACATTGATGTAAGTTTGTTTTCTATTTCTAATATCATTATTACCATCTACAACTTTCTTAGCTAAGTGATAATCTGATAATGACATTTCAACATCTACTGTATCCTTTGCTGGGTTATTTTCAATAAGTAATGTAGATACGTGTGTAGGTGTGTAGTTGGTTAGGAATTTAGCAAAGTCTTCTGGTGTGTAATCTTTTGCTTGTTTTAGTTTTGAGGAAACTGAAGATGTAAAATCCCCATTTGTTTGTAATTTAGACCAGTAGTTTGTAATTACATATTTATTTAAATTTATCTTATGTAGCTTTGCTAATTCAATATCATCTTTAGGTTCAAACTTTGTAGTGATGATACTTTCTAATGTTCCTTTTTCAATGTTTACTTTTCTTGTAGCTTCGAATAAGTCATTGATTGGTTTATCTTGTTCTCTTAGTTCTTTAAGGAGTAGACTAACTTCATTTTCTGAGATTCCAAGCTTGTCAGCGTAGAACTTTTTACTTTTTTTCCAAGTCAGTAATTCTGACAATTGATTTAAAAGATCCTGATTTTCAGACATAAATGCTGTATTTTAGTAAAATTAAGGTAAAGATACAAAATAGTTTTTAAAAGATGCAAATATATTTAATTACATAAGTTATTGTTAATAACCAAATTAGTTATAAAATAAAAAACTCCTAGAACATGTGCCCTAGGAGAACCCTGTAAAACCAACAAAACAGAGTTTTTAATTTACAATATGGTACTAGTGGTTGTTGTAGTTGGTACACATCCACTTACCAGTTGACAGAAGTATTGTTTTAATACACTGCTGTTTTCAATGGTTTGAATAATCTGTGCTACAAATTGATCAGAACATATTTTTTCATCTATCTTCTGTAATGCATCAGTTAAACAAGTGTTGGTTTGAATACCTGTACATGAAAGATTTGGTCCATCATAATTAACACGAGAACTTTCTATAATTTCAAAAGGTATTGGTGCACAACCTGGAGGATAAATTATTTTTATCACAGGTTCGTAACATGGCATTCCTGGTAAACAGCTCATAGTAAATTAGCTTGGTATGTACATAATATAATAACACGCTCTAACTGTAGGAACGTTTGTATGTGATTGACCTCCTCCTGCAGAAGAGTTTACAACACCTATAGTAATACCAGTTGTTTTTGAACCAGTTTGAGTATCAGCAGCAAATGCGATTAAATTACTTCCTATGCTACCATACGAAAAACTAGTTCCAGCAGATTTAACATACGTATGTGTATGTCCAGGATCATTAACTGATGGTACTGCAATATGTGTATGACTTGGTATCTGCGGTAAAGACAATGTTACATTATTAATTCCATTTGTACTATTTAATGTATAATTAAAATTTCCACCTGCAGTACTAACTTCTGGACCTAATGGACCACCTCCATACATATCAAGAGTACCTATACCAATTCTTCCTCGTTTATCAGGAGTACCATTAGCACCATTACATAAATAAATCTTTTCCCATTGTCCTATACCAACACCAGCACCATTAAAGTTTGCTAATGTACCATAGTATTCAACTACAGTGTAAGGAACCATTTTATTGTAATATCTATTTGATGGTGCCTGACTATCTAAATATTCTTGTATTAATACGTCTAACTCATCAAGTCTTACATAGTTAGTTGATAAGTTAGCAGCCAATGCAGCTAATGCAACATCTGTAGCACAAAGCTTTGTAATAACAGCTTGTAGAATAGCGTGTGTATCTGAACTAGCTGTAACTCCTGTTAAACAACCAATTGTATAATCAGCATTTAATACATTTAGTGTATTATTTATTACACCAATTTGTGTTTGTAATGAACATGCTGATTTAATTAATGCATCAAGTACATCATTTAGAGATATATCTCCACAGGTTGGAAGATTATTTTCTACTAAATCACATAGAGTTGCAGGATTAATAATAGGTATAATACCTGTGCCATCTATAGCAGCAGTGAGGAATTCAATAAGAGCTTGCTCCACATAAGATAGAGAATCTCCAGTTTTAATTCCAAGGACAGGAACATCTATTCCTGTATATCTAATGCACTTGTCTGAAACAATATCAGTACAACCATTATAGCAATTTGAACAGCTCATTGTTTATATTTTAAAAGTTTAACTCTACTAGCAATTTGCTCTACTGTGAAAGGTAATGCATAGTCTGGGTTACAAAACTTATAGGTTAATATTCGTTTATAGGTTATAAGATCTAACATCACTATTCCTGGAACAGGTTGGTTTAGTAGATATATAATATTGTTATAAAGATTGTTAGCTAATTCTGTTAGTCTACAATCTATGTCTGTTAGAAGCACTGAGATAGTGCTACAATCAACGCAATTAGTTAAGCTTGGCTGCAACATGCTTGGAAGTTTGTGCTGCCTTCTGAGCAGCTGAATTACAATAAGTACAAAGGCCGTTTATTAGCTGACAGCTACATCCAACTTTTGCACCACATTTTTTACACTGTGCCATATTAATAGAAATTATTAATGTAGTTATTACCTGAACAATTACAATTATTTCTAATAAAGTTATCTAACATTCTGTTTGCTTGATTATACAATGTATTAGATTGTGCCACTGCACAGTTATTAGCTGCTGCAATAGATCCTTGTATAAAGAAGTAGATGGTATTAAGATCAACTTTTGACTGTGTCTTAATTGCAAGATCACATTCCATCATGTCAAGTTTCATAAATGCTCCATCAAACTTTTCTTGAATAATCTCAGTGCGCATGAATGTTCTTTCTACAAAATTTTCATAAGCTGGAGCAACTGAATACTTAAATACATATATTCCATCTGGAATAGGTAATAAAGGTTCACTTACAGTTGTTAAACCAAGAGACGCAGAAGTAAATATATTAAAATCATTAGGTGTAAAAGGTAATGTTACACTACCAAATCCACCAGGAATAGTAATTTCTATAGATGGTGTTGTTGGAATATATGGAGGATCAGGATAAATTGATGCATCAGCAATACCTAATGTTAATGTATTATATGTAGGAACGACTAATATCTCTAGTTTTAAAGTTGCCATATGATGCTTAAAATAAAAATGCCAGAAGGATATGAGTTATCCTCTTCCTTCTGGCATAGGTTTGTTAATATGATTTCCTACTATTAAGGAATCTGAGTTGAAGTTGTAGTGGTAGTTGATGGACTAGCAGTAGAACTAGTAGTAGTAGTGCTAATACAAACGTTGTTAGATACTAAATCTCCTAATGCAGCTTCTAATATATTTTCAATTGTACCACCAACCATGCTAGTACTTGGAATAGCAATAATCACTGTAGCATCTTCATAAATATAATCACCCCATTGGTAAGCAGATTTATCATACTCATTAAACTTAATGTAATAAGTATTATAAGTAGTTCCAGCAGAAACATAAGACTCAAAGTTCTCATTGTATCCAGCCATTCTGTATAAATGCTTTAAGTAACCAGCTTGGTAGCTATAGAAATTCTTTTCTAGTTGAGCTATTTCAGCAGATTGTCCAGTTGGGTAAGAAGCACGTTGTGCAACTACAGCCTCAGCAACAATGTTACAATTGTCAGCAACAATAAAGTCAGCAGTGGTAGCAGGACCTGAATAAACAAATGTTCTGAAATACATTCTGTCATATTCAAATGGGAACGCAGCAACATCACATGGTTGACCATATGCAGTTAATGGCTTACCAGTAATAACTAAGATTGCATTTGCATCATTACCTACTCTTTGGAAAGTGTAGAAAGTATTGAATGAAATGTTGTCTGGGTTAATACCAGGAGCTTGTGCTGTAAATTTAGCAATAGCAGCATCAATAAATGCAGGTACATCTACAGTATCACATGGGTCACCACCACAGTCACAGCAAGGAGCTTGAACAGTAATAGAACGAGTGAAACCATTGAAGTATAATGTATCAATGTAAGAAGAATGAGCACGTAATGTAAAAGTTACGATATCACCACACTTAACATTGAAGTTACCAACTTGTGTAATTTGATTAGCAGCAGTTGGACATCCTATAACTTTGTACCATTCAGTTACATTAGAACCAGCAGGTCTAACTGTTTGTGCATTACCTGTAAGAACTACACTTCCACCTGAAATCTTATCAGATCTTTTAGATCCTTGAAGGTAAGTGTTTTGTCTTCCTTGAGCAACATAGAAGTAAGGAAAGTCATTAATTGTACCAGATGTTACTGGTGCATAAAGATTGTTGAAAATACCTACTTGACCAGGAGTAAGATTTTGTGTTGAACCAGAGCTAGGAAGAGAATTCTGTCCTACTGGCACCACGAATAACGTGGTTAATGAAAAATCAGCCATTTTGTTTATTTAAATTGTTTAATTAATTACTCGTTTGTTTGTATACGATATTGGGCACTTTGTACAGCAGAAGCATTTTCAGTATACATTGCTAAGTTCTGTACTGTAAGATCTAAAAGTTCATCTTCAAGATAGGTTTCTAATTCACAGTCTTGATCGAATGATGGCTCACCATCTAACATTATATATCCTGTCTTATTAATGTATACAGGATATCTGAAATAACTTATGAATATTTGCTTAGGTGTAAATGTACCATCAGTAAACACACTTATCTCATCAGATGAAATTAAGTTAAATGTTTCTTGGTATTCAAATGAAGGTCTGTAATGTGTGTTATTCAGAATGAACTGAAGATCACCATGTTTTGCAAGATCTCTATTGATCCAAATCTTTCTATCTTCACATCTTCCCTTATCAGCTAATACATAACTATCTGCATAGAACATGTATTTTGGTTCAAGTAAATGGATGTATGCTTTCCACTGATTTAACTCAGGGTTTGTTAATGTGAGGTCTAAAGGTTGGTGATTGTAATCAACCACCAAACTTTGTAAATCCTCGTATCTCTTTTTAAAAGCGTCTTGACCAAGCCCACTTGTTGTGCTTATACCATCGACTTTCTGTTTAATTAACTTGATTTGAGCTTCATTCAGTGCAAGGATCTTATCCTCCAATTGAATTTGTTGATGCTCATTTGTCGATAGCTTATTTAGTTTTTGATCTATTTTATAAAGTAAACTATCTACAGGTATCATTATACAGAGGCTAATTTTTTAGTTTTTAACTTTTGTTCCAACGTGATTAACTCGTCTTGGTTATCATCATCTGCTAGGAACCTGATTAAATCTTCATCATCCTTTGCAACTTCAAATTCACCTTCGTAAACTTTACCATTTGGCTTAATTCTATAAATAGAATGAGTAATAGCTTGTTTAACAAGATCTTTAATATGGAGTAAGTTTTCTTTCATCTCAGCAAATCTATTGAATACTTCAACTGGATTTAAGCCTGAATATTTACCATTCTTAAATTCTGTTTGCTTTAACATGTTGTCCACTAAGTTATAAACTAAGTCTTCTCTAGAATCATCTGTAATTGGAAGTCCTAATAGACGAGCTACTTTCTTCTTCTTATCAGGAGTCATTCCATCAAACTTAACAATAGCTTTATTGATCAATTGTTTCTTCTTAAAAATAACAGCATTTTCAATCTCATCATCTGCAACATAAAATTGAATGTCAGCAGGATATTCACCACGTTCCCAAGCTTGATAGCTAGAAGCGATTGTTGGATGAACACGTAACCATGAGAACGCTAGTTCTTGAAAAGGAGTTGTCAAATCAAAGTAGTTATCATCATCTAATAACTTTACTGGTTGAACATGTTGTTGATCATCAGCAGAAGTAGATAAACCATAGTTCCAAAAAGGAGCTCTAGGTCCAAGGTCTACACCACCTAATAACATTTCTAATTTTTCTCTTAGAGCTGTTACACGTTCGACTTCCATTTCTCTTTCAAGAGGATCTGCAATTCTTTTAATGTAAGCAGCAGTAGGATCTAATCCTGTTCTGTACTGTCCACTAATTTCCTTGTAAGGATATTTGAAAACTCCTGTTCCAGGAATTCTTGTCATACCTTGTGATGCTAATCCTCCTTGCATTGTTTGCAATTGAGTGTTGTTGTACTCTTTTTTAATAGTGGAGATTTTTCCTATCTTACCCATATGTAGTTAATTGTTATTTGGTTTTATTTATTATTGTAGATAGTTACCATCGAAGGTAATGCGACTGGGAAACCCCAATCCATCTATCTATTTAAAATAGAAACCCTCTCCCTAGGAGGGAGCTTGTGGGAGAGGGATTTCTGAGAAAAGACACATCCTGGGACGCTGATCTAAAGGGTAGCGTGACGTGTACTATTATTGTTATTAGAATTGTGGGATTTCTTCAATAAGAACTGTTCTAGACAAATCCTCAATAAATACATCACAACGATCCTTCATCCAGATTTCGTATCCTGGGAATTTATTTGCAGAGCTCATACCTTGAGATTTTGCAAATCCTAAGTGATGACGAGTTCCATCAATATAACCCCAAGTCATAGAAGGTGCACCCTTCATACGTACTTCTCTGATATTATTAACCATAGATCCATCAGACATTGGAGATACATCAAACACCATGAATACAGGAGTTGACTTCTTGTTCTGTCCAAATTCTAAGTTAGATTGTGGTAAATCTAATTCTTTTAAGTGAATTAATTCAACACGACCAGTTTCTCTTGTAACCATTGCATCAAATGCAAAGTTGTAAGTGATATGCTGACCTTCACCTTGCATATATCTGTTACCAGAATCTGCCATGAAAGTTAAACCAGAGTTTAATGCATCAGTTTTCAAAGCTTGTTGGAATACATCGAATCCAGCTTCGTTAGTGTACATCTTTACTCTACGATCCTTAACATCAACCCTTCTGTAGAAAAGATCACCAAAAACTGAACGAATCAAGTTTGCAGAGAATTCTCCTCTATTGTATTGTACTAAGTTACCGTTGTTACGCATTCTGTGGTATACACCTGCAGAAGTACGTTTAACTTCTTGCTTAGAACCATTAGTCTTAACTGTACCTGGTTTAGCCCAGATCATACGCTTAACTTTTAATTCTAACATAGATTTACGCATCCAGAATTCAATGAACGGTTCCCATTTAACATCATTACGAGTTAAAGGTAATTGGTTACGTCTTTGTGGAGCATATACTAAAATGTCTAACGCTTTACCTGAAGCATCAACCATCATCTTATCATCAGCCCATTCAGTGATTTTGTGCTCATAACCATATGCAGAACCTAAAGATTCAAACATTGTGATTTGCTCACCTAATCTTGGAAGACCTAATAAGTCTTGGTCAAATTCACCGATAGCAGCATCAACTAATTCTAATTCAATACCTGACTTCAAGAAAGTAGCACTTACGAAATCAACTGTTGGATTATCAGTAACTAATGTGAAACTGTATAAGTAACCCATGTTCCATGGTTGTGGATCTTTGATTACATAGAATCTTGGACCATATTGACGAGAACCTACAGAAACGATAGCGTTCTTAGAGAATTCGTTAGTATCTAAGATAAGAGAGAACTCTTGTCCATCAATACCTGGCTTAGTCAACGCTAAGGTTGAATCAGGAACGTCAATAATTTTTGGGAACTTGTAAGGAACTTGTACTTGCCATTTCCAAGCATCACTGTTATTATCAATGTAATAAGGTGTGCTCTTGTTGATCATGTCCAAGAAATCATTACTGTACAGTGAGCTCTGCGTATATAGACTGATAATTTTCTTATCATAGTCAGCAGGCTCAGTGGAGTGAAAAGACTCCAAGTGGTTCGAATCTGTTAACTTACCAACTGCACGCTTATCCATAGAAGCTACCCTTGCGTAAGTAAAACCAGTTAAACCTGGGATTGTTTGAATTGCCATTTTTTTGTTATTTTAGATTATTATTTTAAATTACACAAACCAAGATGAAGGCTTATCTGAACTTCCTTTAACAGCACCTTTTTCAACTTGTCTGGCAACTTGACCAAATAATGCATTTGATTTTTTTGTTATGCCTGACTTTTGAATAGTAGAAAGTGTTGGATCTTTTTCCAATATCTTTAGCAAGAGTGCAACCTTCACCTTTCTTTCATGGTTTTCAGGTCTCTTCATTTCTAAGATAGTTCGGTCAAAATCTGTGAGTGTTTCACCAGACGCTGTTTTATACTTATCTACCAAAAGGAAATCTTGTAGTTCACTTGCTAGTTTAGGGTTGATTGGAATACCATCAAACTCTTTCATTTTCAACTTGTCATTAAGGACAGTTTGAACATTGCTAATATATTGATTCCTAACAGCTGCTTTTTGTTGCAACTCACGTTGGGAATTTTCTTCTAGTTGTTTAAGCTTTACAGCTTCTTTCTTTACTAAAACCTTGTGATGCTTTGCAGCAACAGTTTCAAGATCTCCATAGTTTTGCAATCTCTCCACTTCAGTTTCAATATCTTCTGGATCAAATCCTTGATCTGTAAGTGCTTGAACTATCACTGCTTTCTGATTACCTTCTTGTGTAAGGTCCATATCAGAGAAGTTTGCTATGTTATTATATGTACTGAAGTATGACTTAGGGTCCACTCCATTTACAAATATGGCTTCAAATGCTTGTTGATAATCTTCTCCAAACTGTCCAATGAAATTATTTACAACTTCAATTGCACCTTTTTTCTTTTCTGCTTGGAATCTTTCTAGAAACTCTTCTGGACTATTAATGTCTACAGCATCCTCATCATCTTCTTTAGTGAATACACCAAGATTAAATAAGTCATTCGATAATGCTGTGAATTTACTAACCTCAGGGAAATCATCGTCATCATCAGAAGTTGTTTCTTTTGCTTTTGTTTTTATAACTGGAGCAATTTCTTCTTCATCATCATCATCGTCATCACCAAGGAAATCACTAATGTTTTGAGCAGGATCTTTTGGTTCCTCAGGTTCTTTACCTTCTGCAATCGTATCTCCTATTGTTTTAATTGTAGGAGCTTTTGTTTTGGTAGGTGCAGGATCGTTTACCTCTGTAATAATATCTTTAATATCATCAGGGTTGCTAGTAGATGTTTCAGGACTCATTAAATCATTTAAGAGTTCAGAATTTCCCATTCCCATTTCCATGGTGTTTTCAATACCAAAATTGAATGATGGATTATCTAAGTTATCAGCCATATGTAGTTCTTTTATTATGTGTGGTTTATTAGTGTAAAAGTATATAAGATAACTTAAAGAACAAAGACATATATGCTGTTATCATAAATTTCTCAAAATAATATAGCATTAATATTTTGTTCTTTAATTAAAAATGTTATAGTTTTTTGTTTGATCTACCTTTTGCATTCTCTTTAGCCACTGCTAAATCGTTTGCCATGTTCTCTCTTGCAACAGCTATTTTATCTTTTTCAACTGCCATCTTATCATTAAATTGTTTATTCTTAGATTGCATATCAGCCATCTTAAGTGAATAGTCTTTAGTAGCTTTTTCTTGTTCTTGAGATAGTTTACTCATCTCTAATACATCAGGAATAGCATTTGCATTCACATCCTCGCTCTCAACATTGCCAAATCCTGTAGCTTGAATGATTGCAATTTTCTCTTTAGATAATCTATCAAGTTGTTTTTGATAATCATCGTGAGCCAATTGTTGTTCTTGTTGTTGAGCAGCTTGTTGTATTTGTGCTTCAGCAATTTTACCTTGTTGTTCAATTTGTTGCTGTTGTTGCTGTGCTTGTTGAGCTTGTTGTGCATCAACTTTATCTCTAAGATCTTTAAACACTTTTTTAAGTTCTCTTGTAGACTTAGTGCTGTACAATTCAATAACATCATACAATGAACCACCGTTCTGCATAAGAGGTTGTGCCAATTGTCTAAGTTCATTAAACATTTGAGTATCTTCTGGTCTGTTGGTTAAGAATACTTTTAAGTCTCTAAATTTAAGATCAGTTCCGTTCACTTGTACAAATGCAGACTCTCCTTCATTTGTAATGTAAGAAAGTGTACTCTGTGGTTTAGAACTCTCTATATATAATGCAGCATCAATGATTGCTTGATATAGTTGACCAAGCACATACTCGTGTGCAACGAATAGAGGCTCTGTTTGTGAATAAGATTGTGTAATAGCAGCTTGTGTACCTGTAGCAGATTCAGAAGCTGATACTGAACCCATACGTTGTTTAGACATACCTATTAGTTCCCAACATTCATTCTTGATTTGTTGAGCTAGTGTATATCTAGATTGAATCTCTTGTGTACGTGTAAGATCTATTTCTCTATGTTGATTAAATGAGCTTGGAGATTTTAAGTTCTCTGGACTATCATCAATAAATACAACACCTCTGTTACGAGCTTCCATTTCCCATATATCAAGAGCATCTTGTGCATCTCCATCTTTAGGAGTTGGTATATGTCTAATAGATGTTAAATACACCTTACCCACTTCTTTCTCAAGAAGTTTGTATAGTTGATTCATACATACATTATATATAACCTGGAAAGGCTTCATCAGATCCACTAAAGACTTTGCCTCAGTGTTCTTTATCTCATGGGTAAGACCAATGATAGGGCAATAATTTAATAGCGTGTAAGGCTTTATATGATAGATATCTGGACCTATCTTAATTCCTTGGTACCACTGATTAATCCATCCCCAATCTAATGATTGTTGTGTAGGTATAGTT